CTTGAAAGAGTCCGGTCATTGCGGGTTTTTACCTCCGTCTAAGTTGGAAAGCGCTATGACCGATCTTCTTTCGGAAGCTGTGCAACTTGGTTGCGATTATCAAGCTACCGATTTCAAAGCTATGGACGCAACTATAGGTTCATTGGCCAGGAAGATTGAAGAGTGCACAGCCAAAGCATTAGTCGTACCAGAGCAACAAGATCTATTGGAGGATGTTCTGGATTGCATGCGATATGGTGTCAAAACAGCTAAGGGTGAGAAACATAAGAAAGTGAATTTCGATATTATGCGACAAACTGGAGCTAGAGACACTACGTATGGTAATACGCATACAGCAATGTTGTTCCTTTACACATGCTACCGAGCTGCTGGTTACAGTTCGGAAGAAGCTTGGTCTCGCAAGTGGCTTTGTGCCGGAGATGATACAGTGTTTAGCGGTATACCCGATGAGATTTTACTCAAGGTAGCCAAAATGCTTGGTCTCGATTTGCCCCCTGACAAACTTGTCAGAAAGAAGTGCGGAACGCACATTGATTTTCTTTCTTTCGAGTTTAAACTCTGGGGTAGCACCGTTATGGTGTCCAGAGTTTGCGGAAGGCAATTAGGCAACTTTCAAGTCACGCGAGATCGTGGTGATATATCCACGAACCTCTGCCGTAGCCGTCGCGCTGCCGCTTATCTGTCGGTCTTCCGACGCAGTTCCCCATTACTGACATCTTTGTGTAAATATTTCCTTAGAGTCCAGCCATCAGATGATGCCGAAGATTTCGGCTATTATTGGCAAATGTGGTACAAGCGTTTCGTGGACGACCCTGAGTCAAATCAGTTCAACCGGTTAATACCCGATGTGGAATTGGACACGGAGATAGCGATCAGCGATGTTGAAAATCTAGGCACGACTCACTCCCGCTATTGGGAGTTGGTCGCCCAGATTGATGACGCTCAATGTGATGAGGACTTACCAGATTCAGATTGGTTTTACTTGGGTTCCAACCGCGAACCTTCGGTGCCAACTCTAGTCAATGGTGGTCGCATAATAGTCCCACGGCAGGGGCCTTATGTCGCGAACTAAGAGCAACGCCCGGTTGAAGGGGCGTAAGTTAGCAC